GGTCGCCGGAGTGGCGTGCGTACTGTGATCGCGAGATGGAGCGGCGCAGGCAGGAGCGGTGAAGTCATTGCCTTCGCCATGAACGCATTCTCAATCCAGCCAGGTCGTGAAAGCCTGGTCAGGCTCTTTCCCGACTACGTGGAGCGGGTTCTCGCCGAGCGGCACAGCCGGGAGCCATAGGCGCAGCTTTCCGGCTGCGCAGGATGCAGTCTCACCAGCGGATCGCCGGCGCCAAGATCGCCGCGGCTGCGCAACGCGATGCACGGAGCGACCATGCGACTCAGTCCGGACCAGTACCAGACGCTGGCGCGGCTCAGGCGGCTGCCTGACGGCCGGGCGTTCATCGCCCTGCTTGAGGCGGAGCTGGAGGAGGTCAGAACGGCGCTGCGCACCGCCACCGGCGAACGCCTGGGCTGGCTGCAGGGCGAGGCGCAGTGCCTGGCGGGGTGGCTGGAGCGGGTGGCGAAGGCGGAGGAGCGGAGTGGACGCTGAGACGATCCCGGGGACGGGATTGCTGGGGCCGGCGGAGGCACCGCCGCCGCCGGCCAAGGGTTTGCAGGAGCAGCCTCCGTCCGCCGACGCGGACTCCCAGGCGACGCAGCAGTGGTGGGACAGTCGGGAAAGCTGCGCAGCAACTATTCAACCGAAGGCGTGTCCGGGCATAAGATTGTGGTAGTGGACGAGGACGGCAAGGTGTTGATCCCCATCCAACCGTTTCCGCAGCAAAGGAATCCGAAGCAATGAGGATCGACCCATTTGTTCTGTTCGGAAGGGACACGCTGAAAAGTATCACCGTGAGTTACGGTGGCCCCTATCGGGCGAAGTGGACGCTGGAGCAGCATCCGGGGCCGAAGGTGTGGACGCGCTATTTGCTCGCGGGTGACGGCGTCAGCTCGATCCGCTACCTGTATCCGCAGCATCTGGAGCTGTTGTACGAGCGTTTCCGCCTGGACAACCCGAGGGGTGGCGTGGAGCTGGCCAACGACGACGAACTCGAGGTGCGCTATACGCAGGGGATGGATGCGAAAACCTACGAGCGCCTGCTGGAGGAGCGCAGGATGTTCGTGTGTCTCGATACGACGGACGAGCAGCATGGATATCCTTTCCTGCGGCCGTTCCTGCCGGAGATCTTCGAGTCGGAGATGGTGCGGCGGATGGAGGCCGATCCCTGGCTGGATGTCAAGCTGCTGGGGAAGGCGACCGCGGAGGGGCAGGTGCCCGACCGTCGGGATTACCACCCGCGCTGGTCGCCGGAGTGGCGTGCGTACTGTGATCGCGAGATGGAGCGGCGCAGGCAGGAGCGGTGAAGTCATTGCCTTGGATGTGCCGCGCTTCTGCGACGCGCAGGACGCGCCTGGGGGCGAGTTGAAGCTGCACGCGGTGCTGTCGACGGCGGGGCGCAAGGAGACGCAGGCAATGGACGGCAGCGTGCCGTTTGCGTGTCATGAGTAGCGCCGACCGGCGGTACTTGCGGGGCGCGGTAGAAATCAATAAAACATTCCAATCTTGAAGTTGTGTCCGAAGCCCGGCTCTTGCCGGGCTTCGGCGTTTGTGGGGTTGATGGTGGCGCTTTTCTGTAGTGCGCGCCCCTCACCCGACCCTCTCCCACTGCGTGGGGAGAGGGGGGCCGGGCTTCGCCCGGAGCTAAACCACCAGAAATAGTCGCGCACCCGCTTTGGGACAGCGCAGGCGCCGCGGCACCCCCGAGGGAGCGCCGCGGCACGCACGCGGGCGATTCCGCGAATCCACATGAGCGCCCGACGGGCACATGGAGCATGAAGATGGCACGACTGCCGGCGGCACTGAAGAAGCGCGAGACCCGCACCAACGAGGCGATCCGCCTGCGCAGGGAGAATCTGGAACGGCTGGAGCAGGGGCAGGCGCCCCGGCCGCTGCCGGAGCCGGAACTGCCGGCGCGGGAGGCGGCGGCCGGTGCGGGACCGACCGGTACGGCGGAGCCGCAGGCCGACGGGCAGGCGTCCGTCGCGGCCGCGGCGCAGCCGGACGGCGAGTATCTGCGCAGCCGGCTGAGCACGGTGGAAGGGATGTTGCGCTCGGAGAGCGAGCGGCGGCGCCGCGAGCAGGAGACGGCCCGGCTGCGCGAGGCGCAGCTGCAGCAGCGGCTGGCGGAGCTGCAGCGCGGGCACGAGGCGGCGGCGGTGGCGGCGATGGGCGCGGAGGAGTTGAAGCGCTACGTCACGCCGCAGCAGCTGCAGGAGTTCGGCGAGGACCATTGCCGGCTGATCGTGGCGGCGGTGAAGGCCGCGGCCGGCGAGCTGACGCGCAGCGCGGTGCAGGGCGAGGTGGCGCAGATGCGCGCCGAGCTGGCACAGCAGCGCAAGGCGATGGAGCGTTCGCAGGAGGCGGCGTTCTGGTCGGAGGTGAATGCGCGGCTGCCGCAGTGGCGGCAGACCAACGCCGAGCCGGGCTTCCTGCGCTGGCTGGGGGAGCGGGATGCCCTGGCCGGCCGCACGCGGCAGGAGGTGCTCAACGAGGCGCGCGCGGCGCTGGACGCCGACCGCGTGGTCGCCATCTTCAACGCCTGGCCGCAGAACCAGGCGCGGGCCGCGGGGCCGCGCGACGCGACGCGCCGCGTGATGCCCAACGGCAAGCCCCCGGCCTCGATGCCGGCGGAGTCCTCGGGCGGGCAGACGGTGAGCCGCGACTGGATCGCGGAGCAGAACCGGCTGTACGCGCAGGGGTACTACCGCCGCCGGCAGCAGGAGTGGCAGGGGGTGCAGGACACCATTGACCGGGCCGCGCGCGAAGGGCGCATCCGCTGAAGGATGTGTCGCCGCGCACGGCCTCATCAGACATAGGAGGCCATCATGGCTACCGTAGGTATTCCCCGCGCGGGCGGGTACGCCGACTATTCGAGCGGCGGACAGGCCGGGTTCATCCCGGAACTGTGGAGCACGAAGCTGACGACGAAGTTTTACAACACCACGGTGTTCGGCGAGATCGCGAATACCGACTACGAAGGCGAGATCGCCCGCATGGGCGATGTGGTGCACATCCGGCGCACGCCGGACATCAGCGTCAATCCCTACCAGGTGGGGATGACGATCAACTACCAGGTGCCGGACGTTCAGGCCACCGAGCTGGTGATCGACCAGGGGCTGTACTGGGCTTATCAGATCGACAACGTCGACCGCTACCAGTCGGACATCGATCTGATGGACGACTTCACCCAGGACGCGGTGCAGAAGACCATGGAGCAGCAGGACCAGACCTTGCTGGCGACGATCCCCGGCGAGGTCGACGCGGCGAACCAGGGGGCCAGCGCCGGCGCCGAGTCGGGCGATGTGAATCTGGGGACGGTGGGGGCGCCGCTGAGCGTGACCAGCGGCAACGTGATCGACAATGTGCTGCTGGCGGCGGGCCAGGTGCTGGACGAAGCCAAGGTGCCGCGCGACGGCAAGCGCTGGATCGTGCTGCCGAGCTGGCTGATCCGCAAGATGAAGAATTCGGAGCTGAAGTACGCCTACGAGACCGGCGACGCGGTGAGCCCGCTGCGCAACGGCCGCGTCGGCCGCACCGACGACTTCATCATCTACCAGAGCAACAACATCAAGGGCGTGAGCAACGCCGGGGTGAAGTCCTACGCCTGCCCGTTCGGCCATCCGGCCGGGCTGACCTGGGCCTCGCAGTTTATCGACACCGACGCGGTGAAGCTGGTCAACCAGATCGGCACCGGCGTGTACAGCGTCTGCGCCTATGGCTTCAAGGTGACGGAGCCGAGCTATCTGGGGAGCGTGTACGCGACGCCCGGCGTTGGCTGAGACGATCTTGCGGGCCCCCTCGGGCCCGTTTTCTTTTGAAGGAGGCGAGCGATGAAGAAGGAAAGCAAGGCCGCGCGTCCGGACTGGATGCACGGCACCAACGAGGGCCGCGTCGAGGTGCCGGTGCGCGGGCCGGGCGAGCTGGGCAAAGGCAGCGGCGCGGAGAAGGGCAAGGCCCAGGTGGCGATGGGCGTGCGCGTGGACCTGGCCTGCGAGCAGGAGGAGCATGAGGGCGGGTATAACCGCTGAAGGCTGCGAGGGGCCGGCATGAGCCGGCCCCTTTTCTGCGGGCCACGGGTGCCGCAGGGAAAGGTTTGTACTTTTAAGTCTGCGGGGTGTCAATGAATCCTGACGAAACCTCAGGTATCGACCATATGCCGCCGGATGGTACGGACCCGCCACCAGGGTGGCGCGGACTGTACGATCAAGCAGTGCGGCAAGGTAACGACTGGCAGGCCTTGCATCACAATGGAGGCGCGCTGGATCACG